ACTGGTGACGCTGCGGGGCGAGTACCACCGCAAGTACGGGTGACCACGAGATCTTGCCATTCTCCCCAAGCCGATGCATACACCTGCTATGCGGTCTGTACCGCCTGACGATCTCAGGCCCGGGCCGCTGCCCCCACGAGAGGCCCGCCCTGACCCGGCGGGCTTTCTGCGTTTCTGGAGCCCACCATGTCCAAGAAGGCCAAGCCGCACAGCATGAGCGGCCCCGAGACCCGTGACGTGCAGGACGCCACCGCAGGCGCGGACGCACCCGAGAGCCAGGCGGTGGAGCAGGTCGAGACGGGCCAGGACGCGGTGCACCCCGACCTCGCAGGCGACCAGCCGGGGACGGACTTCCGGGCGCCGGAGGACCGCGGCGAGCTGTACGTGAGCGAGGGCGAGGGGGGGTGAGGCCAAGCCGGTCGAGCGGGATGGGGTGGAGCCCGACTACAAGACCATCCTCGACGCGCTGCCCGAGCGGATCGCCACCCGGCTGGCGGACCACGGCGACCGGCTGCGGATGCGGACGGATGTCGAGCGGATCATCGGGGAGATGGTGGCGGAGGCCGCCGAGTAAGCATGTCGGCTGCGGTCTCCACGTCTCGGCCTTGGTCGAGCGAGGATGACGCGCGTCTGGTTGGGATGTTCAAGGCCGGGATGAAGTGGGCGGCCATAGCCCCTGAGATCGGACGGAGTGCTGGCGCTTGCAGCGCGCGGATGTCTGCCATCGGGCCCAGCCTGGGGTTGCAGAAGCGGCAGCCGAGCAATCGTGAATGGCGCCCGGAAGGGCCGAAGAGCCGGGAAGAGATCCTGGCTGACAAGCGGGCTTGGCGGGCCAAAAAGGCGAAGGAGAAGGGGCGCTTGACCCGTGAGGGGCTGTCCCATCCCGGGCCTCCGCCCAAGCCTTTCTGTGTGAAGTTCTGGGGCAGGATTGCGGAGGCGAACGCGCTCAAGGCGTTCAGGCAGTGGAGGCGACAGAACCCACTGCCGAAGGCCGAGCGAGATGAGGCCGCCTACTACCAAGCCCGCAAGGCAGCCGACCCTGAGGGGATGCGGTGGCGCGAGCGCCAGGCCAGGGCGAAGCGCAGGGCCAAGCTCAAGGGCGCGGTTACCTTGCAGATGGACAGCAGCGTCTACCATCGCTTGGTCACGCAGGCGGTCCATTGCGCCTACTGCGCAGGCATCCTGACCAAGGGCGTCCACGGCTCGAAAGCGCTGCCGACTACGGCAGTGATCGACCATGTGATCCCCCTGGCCAAAGGCGGGGCACATGATGAGTTCAACCTGGCTGTGTGCTGCTGGGCCTGCAACTCGGCCAAGCGGTCCATGATGCCGGCGGTGTGGGCAGCGAGGCTGGAGCCTGACATGGCCGCTCGTGTTGTCGAGATCGGGCGGCGGGCGATTACCAAGTCCAGGATCAATAGCGAGCGCGCATCGGCGGCGGTTAGGTCCGTTGTCCTTCATGCAGAGGCTTGCACTCCCGTCTAGGACTTATCCGGGTCCTGACCCTGGGATGGTGCCATGCGGGGGACGCGGGCCCCGGACTTTTCTAGCTATAAACTTTCCTAAAGGGGCGATAACAAGCAAATGGCCAAGGGATCTATTCTTAATAGGTCCGAGTTGGCCCGATTTTGCGGCGTTGCGCCCACGACGGTGGATGCCTGGCTCGCCGCGGGCTGCCCGCACTCCCGGAACGGCAAGAACCTCGTCCTGAACAGTGCCGAGGTCGTCTCCTGGCTGCGCAAGCGCGCCGCCGAAGAGGGGACGGGCGAAGACAACCTCGATCTGGCCAAGGAACGGGCGCGGCTCGCCAGGGAACAGGCCGACAAGGCGGCCATCGGCAACGCCCGGCTGCGTGGCGAGCTTCTGCCGGCCGACGACGTGGTGACGGGCTGGGAAGGCGCCATCATCCGGTGCCGGGAACTGCTCATGACGATCCCGGCGGCCCTGACCGACGAGATCATGGGGCTGGCAATGGCCGGCGACGGGCCGGGCATCCGCGCCTTGCTGGACGATCGCATCTGCAGTGCGCTGCACGAGCTGGCGAATACTGAAATCGAGAGTGACGACGAAGATACGGACAGCGCACCGGGCGACGAAGGCTAGCCTTTCCCGTGCGCTAGGTGCGTTCAGGCCCCCGGATCGCGTCTCCGTCTCCGAATGGGCCTGCCGCCATGTGGTGCTGCCGCCGGAAGAGACGGCCACGCCTGGTCGGTACCGGCTGACGCAGCATCGGTTCTGGGAGGAAGTGCTCGACGCCTGGGGCGACCCCGCCCTCGACGATGTGGCGATCAAGAAGTGCAGCCAGGTCGGCTGGACCACGCTGATCATGGCGATGATCGGCTATGCGGCGGACACCGACCCCGGCCGGATCATGATGGTCCTGCCCACGGTCGAGGATGCGGAGGACGCTTCCAAGGAACGGCTCGAGCCGCTGTTCGAGATCGCGCCGAAGTTCCGGGAGATGTTCGGGCTGCGCAAGTCGCGGACGGGCGCCAACACGATCACCAGCAAGCGGTACCGCGGCGGCGTGCTCAAGCTGGTGGGCGCGAACGCGCCTCGAGCACTGGCAAGCCGGCCGGTCAAGTGGCTGCTGATGGACGAGGTGGGCCGCTTCCCGATGTCGGCCGGCAAGGAGGGCGATCCGGTCCAGCTTGCCCGCAAGCGCACGGACACATTCCGCCGCAAGCGCCTGGGCAAGCGGGCCTACGGGTCGTCGCCGGGTATGGAACGGTCCTGCCGGATCTCGGCGCTGTACGAGGAAGGCGACCGCCGGCTCTGGCTGACGCCTTGCCCGCACTGCAAGGCCGATCTCGACCTGGATTTCTTCAAGCACATCCACTGGGACAAGGACGAGAACGGCAAGCATCGGCCGGAGACGGCGGTGTGCGTCTGCGACCATTGCGGCGGCGTGATGAGCGACTGGGAGCGGGTGGCCGCGGTGCAGCGGGGCCGCTGGGTGGCACAGTCGCCTGAGAAGCCGATGCGGTCCTACTGGGTCAAGGGGCTGATGAGCCCTTCGGCCACGCACGTGGCCCTCGCCCGCAAGTGGCTGGCCTGCACCACGGAAGAGCAGCGGCAGACCTTCTACAACACCGAGCTTGGCGAGACCTGGCGGGAGCGCGGCGAGAAGCCCGACGCCGAGCGGCTGTATGAGCGGCGGGAGACCTACCAGCGGGGCATCGTGCCGGCCGGCGCCGGCATCCTGACCCTGGGCGTGGACGTGCAGCGCGACCGGCTGGAGGCGACGGCGATCGCCTGGGGCCGCGGGCTGGAGAACTGGACGGTCGACCACTTTGTGCTGATGGGCGACCCTGACCGGGATGAGGTCTGGCTGCAGCTCGACGAACTGCGTGGGCGGCTCTGGGACAGCGAGGCCGGCGCCACCTTCCGGGTGGCGGCAACCGGCATCGACTCCGGCGGCCTGAGCACGCAGCGGGTCTACGCCTACTGCATGTCCCGGCGGGACCGGTCGCTGTACGCCACCAAGGGTTCGTCGACCTTCATGGCGCCGATGTGGCCGCAGCGTCCGCCCAAGCGGAAGAACGGCACGCAGGTCTGGGGCTGGAACAAGCCGGTCGAGATCGGGGTGAGCCTGATCAAGCGGGAACTGCACGCGGCGCTGAGCCTGCCCAAGCCGGAGCCGGGCGTCCCGGCGCCGCGCTACTGCCATTTCCCCGAGCTCGACCGCGAGCACTTCGAGCAGCTGACTGCCGAGGAAGAGATCACCCGCAAGGACACGCGGGGGTTCTCGCATCGGGCCTGGCACCTGACCCGGGCGCGCAACGAGGCTCTGGACACCTGGGCAATCAACCGTGCGCTGGCCGAGATGCTTGGCTTGGCGCGCTGGTCGGATCGGCAGTGGGATGCAGCGGTCGGCAAGGCAGCGCCTGACCAGCCTCCGCCGCCGTCGGAAACTCGCGTCCGCCCCTCGATGCAGGCCGAGCCGCCTCGTCGCGACGATGCGCCACCCACCCGGCCGCCCCCGCAGATGTCCGCTCGTGAACGGTCCCGGTTTGCCCGCCGCGTCGTCGGCCAGGGAGGGTTGTAATGGCTACGCTCTCCGAACTGCAGGCCCAGCGGGCGGCTCTGGCGAACTCGATCGCCTCGGGATCCCAGGAAGTGCGGGACCAATTCGGCCGGTACATCAAGTACCGATCCCTCGACGAGATGCGCTCGATCCTGTCCGACTTGGATAGCCAGATCGGGGCGCTTGCAGTGTCTCCTGTCCGGCGTACCCGGGCCGTGAAGCTCGTCTACGGCGGCCGGGACTACTGATGAGCGCCAAGCCCCGGATCCGAGTACAGGTCAAAGGCCAGCGGATTACCGATGAGCGCGCCCGCGAACTGATGGCGCCGAAGCCGACCAACGTGGTCCCATTCCCCGCCGCGGCCCGCCCGCGCAACGACTTCGACGCGACCAAGAGTCACCGACGGCTCAAGTCCTGGCAGCCAACCGGGACGAACCTCAACGAGCTTCTGGCGAGCGGCGGCGATCAGCTGGTGCGCCGGTCGCGCGACTTGGTGCGCAACAACGGCTATGCGGCGAACGGCAAGGAAGCATTCACGGCATCGGCGGTCGGCGCCGGCATCAAGCCTGCCAGCATGCACCCGGACAAGGAGGTCCGCCGGCTGCTTGGCGAGGCGTTCTACCGCTGGACGGATGAAAGCGATGCAGACGGCCTGACCGACTGGTACGGCCAGCAGGCGATGGTGGCGGGGGCGCTCTACGAGGCCGGCGAGATGTTCGCCCGTTTCCGACCGCGGCGCAGCGAAGACGGCCTGTCCGTGCCGCTTCAGGTCCAGTTGCTCGAAAGCGAGATGCTGCCCTGGGACAAGCGTGCCGACCAGCCGAAGATCCGGAACGGCATCGAGTTCTCCCCGATCGGCAAGCGGTCGACGTACCACTTCTACGCCGAACACCCCGGCTCCGGCGACTTCGGCGCCGCACTGGAGCGCCCGGTCAGCGCCAGCGAGGTCGCGCACGTCTTCAAGCCGATCCGGCCCGGCCAGATCCGCGGCGTGCCGTGGCTCACCCCGGCCATGATCATGCTCCGCTTCCTGGGCGACTACGACGACGCGGAACTGGCTCGCAAGCAGGCGGCAGCACTGTTCGCAGGCTTTATCACCGAGACCGACCGGGCCTTCTTCGGCGACGACTACGAGAGCGATCCGGACGACGATTCGGTGCTGGCCCCGGTCACGCCGATGACGTTCCACAAGCTCCGGCCCGGCGAGGACATCAAGTTCAGCGAGCCCGGTGACGTCGGGCAGCAATACGAGGCGTTCCAGTACCGCACGCTGTGCCAGATCTGCGCGGCGCTCGGCATCCCTTACCACCTGGTCACGGGTGACCTGCGGCAGGTCAACTATTCCAGCATTCGGGCCGGTATCGTCGACTTCAAGCGGCGGATCGAGCAGGTCCAGCACGGCGTCCTGGTGTTCCAGTTCTGCCGTCCGACCTGGGATCGCTGGGTGCCACTAGCCATGCAGAGCGTGCCCGAACTCCTGCCGTACCTGCCGGCCTACTTGAAGGACCCGAAGCCGTTCCATGCCGTGCGGTGGAAGACGCCGCGCTGGGAATGGGTCGACCCGCTCAAGGACCTGAAGGCCGAGCAGCTTGCGGTCGAGATGCGCGTGAAGGCTCGCAGCGACGTGATCGACGAGATGGGCGAGGACCCCGAAGTGGTCGATGCCCGGATCAAGGCCGACCAGGACCGGGCCGAAGCGCTCGGCATCGTGATCGAGTCCTCGCAGGTGCAGCCCGATCCAGAACCGCCGGAAGCCGCTCCGGCCCCGGCCCAGAGAGACTGATATGGCCAAGCGACGTTGGTTCGAGGCTCGCGCCACAGGCGAACGGGCCGCCGAAGTCATGATCTATGACGACATCGGCATGTGGGGCCTCCGCGCCAAGGACTTCATCGAGGAGGTGAAGGCGCTGGGCGACCTCGACAAGATCACTGTCGGGATCAACAGCTATGGCGGCGAAGTCTTCGACGGCCTGGCAATCTACAACTTCCTGAATCGCCAGAAGGGCGAGGTGGTCATCCGCGTGGATGGGCTGGCCGCGTCGATCGCCAGCGTGATCGCGATGGCTGGCGACGAGATCATCATGCCCGAGAACGCCATGATGATGATCCATGATCCGTCCGGCCTCGTCTGGGGCAGGGCGGATGACATGCGCGAGATGGCCGACGTCCTGGATAAGATGAAGGGCTCGCTCATCTCCGCCTACCGCGACAAGAGCGGCATGGAAGACGAAGAGATCGCACAGCTTATGCGGAACGAAACGTGGCTGGACGCTGCCGACGCCAAGAAGCGCGGCTTGGCCGACACGATCTCGAAGCCCGTCAGCATCACCAATCGCGCCGATCTCGGCGACCGCTTTTCCAACGTCCCGGCCGCCCTGGCCTGTGTGGACGGACCCCGCGGGGAATCTGCGGACCCACCTGCCAGCGAGGACATCATGGCAGACGACAAGAAGACGCCCCCGGCCGACGGCGCAAAGCCGGCCGATCTCGACGCGGCCATTGCCGAGGCGACCGCCAAGGCGAATGCCCGTGCCAGCCAGATCACCGCGCTGGCCACGATGGCCCATCGCGCTGGCTACGCGAACGCGATCGCCGACGCCACGGCTCTCATCGCGTCCAGCAAGGACATGGCCGAGATCCAGGCGCACTTCCTGGACAAGTCGGCTCGCGCCGAAGGCGAGGAGATCGACAACAAGCACGACGCCAGCCAGCCCCGCAACGACGGCAAGGCCGGCGGATACGGCAAGGCCAAGGCGTGGGGCGATCTCTACGCCAACATCGGCGCGCGCAACGGCCTGAAGTCCTGAGGAGCGGGCAATGACCACCTTCACCGAAACCCTGGGCATGCGAGCCGGCGAGTTCCTCGTCTCCGAGGCGAACGGCCACCGCTCGCGTGAGCACATCCTGATCCCGGAGAACCAGACGCTCGTGGCCGGGCAGGTGCTGGGCAAGATCACCACGGGCGCTGCCACCGCGGGTGCCGTGGTGGGGACTGGCAATGGCACCATGGGCGCCATCACGCTGGGCAAGAACGCGAAGCCCGGCGTTTACACGCTGCGCATCACCGAGGCGGCAGCCAATGCCGGCGCCTTCGAGGTCACCGACCCCGATGGCGACGTGGTGGGTACGGGCAACGTCGGCTCGGCTTTCACGAGCTCGCACCTGAGCTTCACGCTGGCCGACGGGTCGACCGACTTTGCCGCCGGAGCGACCATCCCGATCACGGTAGCGGCCGGGCTGGGCACCTACGTGCCCCTCGCTCCGTCGGCCACCAACGGTTCGCAGATCGCCGCCGCCATCCTCTGGGAGAAGCGGACCACCGGCGCTGGCGAAACCAAGCGCGCGGTCGGCATCGTCCGTGACGCCGAGTTCAACGCCGATCTCATCACCTGGCCGGAGGGAATCTCCGGCGGGGACAAGACCACCGCGCTCGCGCAGCTCGCCGCTGCCGGCCTGACCCCGCGCTGAGGAGGCCGGACCCATGGCAACGATGGACATCTTCAACGACGACGCCTTCTCCGCCGTCAACATGACCGACGCGGTGGACAAGATCCCCTATGCGCCGAGTTGGCTCGGCTCGCTCGGGATCTTCACCCCCCGACCGGTCGAGACCACCGACGTCGCGATCGAGCGACGCAGTGGCCGGCTGGAGCTGATCCCCACCTCCGAGCGCGGGGGGCCGCTGGTCGAGGGCAACCCGATCCGGCGCGACATCCGGTCGTTCCGGGCGCCGCGGATCGCCAAGGGCGAGACCCTGCAGGCGGCCAGCATCCAGAACGTGCGGGCGTTTGGTCGCGAGAGCGAACTGGAGCAGGTCCAGGCCAAGGTGGCGGAGATCAATGCCCGGACCATGGCCGACATGGAACTGACCTGGGAGCACATGCGCTTGGGTGCTGTCCAGGGCGTGGTGGCAGACGCCGATGGTTCCACCCTGTTCGACTGGTTCGACGCATGGGGCATCTCTCCGCCGGCCGAGATCGACTTCGACCTCGACAACCCGAGCCCGGCCTCGGGCGCACTGAAGCAGGCGTGCAACGATGTCATCCGCACCATGGTGCGGGCCGGCATGGGGGCGGTGACCACCACCACCCGCATCATCGGCCTCGCCGGCGACGACTTCTACGACTCCTTCACGAACCACTCCGAAGTTCGGGCGACCTACCTGAACCAGGCCGAGGCTTCCGACCTCCGGAACAACAACTCGCCGTTCACGACCTTCCGGTTCGGCGGGATCGACTGGATCAACTATCGCGGCACCGACGACAACAGCACCGTCGCCGTCGGCACCGACAAGGTGAAGTTCTTCCCGGTGGGGGCACCTGGCGTGTTCCAGGTGGCCTATGCTCCCGGCGAGAGCTTCGACTTCGTGAACCGGCCCGGTCGTCCGGTCTACAATATCCTGGTCAAGGATCAGGATCGCAACTTCTGGGTTCGCCCGGAGCTGTACAGCTATCCGCTGTTCTACTGCACGCGGCCGGAGATGCTGGCCCGCGGGAAGATGACCTGATCGGCCATCTTCATTGACCGCTGACGCGGGGCGCCCGAAGGCGCCCTTCGTCGTTTCTGGAGACGCCGATGTCCCTGCACAGCTTCAGCGGCAGCTTGATCGACTACGACTTCGCGTCGTTGGTCGTGCTCGACGCCGTTACTGGAAGCGCAGTGGCCACCGGCGTCATCACCGCCGGCCTCGTCCTGGTCGTGCCCGAGACCGCCGTGTGGCTGGTCGAGGATCCGGAGATCGAGGCTTCGGCGGAGACCGGTATCCTGCTGGCGCCTGGCGAGAAATTCGACCTAATCGTCTCCGAAGGCGGGCGTGTGAGTGTGCGCGCGGTCGACCAGGACGGCCCGGTCAAGATTCTTCCGGCGCGGCGCTCGTGAGCCCCTTCGAGGCCATGCTGGGCACGTTCTTCAACGGCGCCTTGTCGGCAGCAGTCACCTACACCCCGCAGGGCGGCGAGCCCGTCCAGGTCCGCGCATCGGTGGGCATCGTCGACCCGGTGATGGGCCCGGTGCGCGGCACCATGCTCCAGGCCAAGATCCTGAGCTTCGACTTCCTGCGCTCGGAACTGCCCACGGCACCCAAGCGCGGCGACACGATCGCCTACAACGGCGAGGTTTTCGGTGTGGCCGGGCCTGCCGAGCCGGACGCAGACGGGCTGGTCTGGCGGGTGCGGGCGAACCGCGGTGGCTAATGTCGTGATCTCCGGCCGCCGGCTGATCGCCTCGGTACGGAGCGATCTCGCGCGCGCGATGGCGCAGCATGGCCTGGCCGTCGCGAAGGAAATGGACCGGGCCGTCACAGAGCAGGCCGAGGTCACCAAGGCCCAGGCCCGGGTGAAGGCGTCCAGCACATTCGGCCCGCGCGTCTCGCGCACGATCGGCGCCGAGATCTATTCGAGCCAGAACAGCTCGAGCAACAAGCCGGGCGAGGCGTCCGCGACGATCTTCTCCCGCTGGATCCGCAAGACCGGGTCCAAGCGGTCCGACATCTGGAAAGCCTACGAAGAGGGCGCGATCATCCGCCCGGTGCTGGCCAAGCAGCTGCTGATCAACCTGGCCACCCGGCAGCGGCGCGGCTTCCGCGTGCCGTGGAAGAACAACCCGAAGTTCGCCCTGGTCCCGCTCGGGCAGGGCCGGAAGCTGATCACCCGTCGCGGCAAGAAAAACCAGGCATGGGGCCCGGAAGCCATGCTGGTCGACCAGGTGACCGTGAAGAAGCGGATCGACTTCGATGACGTTCGCCGCAATGCCGACCGCGGCCTCTACGAGCGCGTGATCGCGCGGCTGAACCGGCTCTGACCTTCCGACATGGCTGATCCCTTGTCCCGCCGCGAAGTCGCGATGGCGGCGGTGTTCGCACGTCTTCAGACCCTCGCCGAAGACTTCCCGACGATCGAGCGCTTCGGCAATTGGGCGGTGCCCGATTCCGCCCTGCCTGCGCTGGAGATGGAGGACGGCGAAGAGGAAGTCGTCGGCCGGCTGAGCAACCGTGTCGACAAGGTTGAGACGATGATCCGCCTGACGGTGACGGCGCGAGCCGCCTCGGATGCAGAGATCGGCCAGACCATCAACGCCGCGATTGCCAAGGTGCAGGCAGTCATGGGTGCCGAGCCGACTTTTGGCGGCGTCCTCCAGGATTGCCTCTATGAATCTTCGATGGGCCCGTTTCTGCCCGACGACCCCGGCGCGCCTCCGACTGCCTCCGTGGTCCTGATCTATCGCCTCCGCCGGATCCAGTCCGGCCGCGACCCCCGCGCCGTCGTCTGACGACGCCTCTCCCGCATCCCTGACAGCATAGGAGTCGCCTGATGGCCGACGCCCCCTTTCAGTCATTGAACCAGATGGTTCTGGCGAAGGAGGAGGCGTCCCCCGGCGTCGACTCCGCGCCGACCCCTGCAGCCAACGCCGTGCTGGTGGAGAACCCCAGCTGGACCCCGACCCTCAACACGGTGAACACGAACGAGGTGACGGGGTCGCTGGACGCTCGTGAGCCTCGCCCGGGTTCGGCGTCGGGCGCCATGAGCTTCGACGTCTACCTTAAGGGTGGTGGCGGCGGGGACGGCGCCATCCCGCCGGAGTTTGGCCCGCTCCTGAAGGCTTGCGGCTTTGCCGAGACCATCAACGCCACGGCGGTAACCGGCACCGCGGCGGCCGGCGCTACCGGCAGCATCACCCTGGCGGCCGGTGCTTCTGCGGTGAATAACTTCTACCGGGGGTTTGTTATTCAGACCTCCGGCGGCGCCGGTTCCGGCCAGACCCGGATGATCGCGGCCTACAACGGCACGACCAAGGTCGCGACCGTGACGCCGGAGTGGGATGTCGCGCCGGACGATACCACCGAGTACACCATCCCGAAGCAGGTCCGGTACTCGCCGAGCTCGTCGAACATCCCGACGCTCAGCATGTATCGGTACTTCATCCCGTCCGACAACGGCGACGCCCGTCTGGAGCGGCTGCTGGGTGCTGCTGGCAACGTGCGGATGTCGCTCAGCCCGTCCGAGCTGCCGCGGTTCTCGTTCGAGTTCCAAGGCCAGCTCGCGGCGCCGGCTGACGTCGCGAAGCCGGATCCGGCTGTCTACTCGACTGCGCAGGGCTATCCCTGGATCGATGCCGAGGTCTGGCAGGATAACAACAGCCTGGCCGCGTCCACGATCGAGTTGGACCTGGGCAACGAGGTCAACCTCCTGCCCGATCCCCGACAGGTCTACGGCTTCCAGACCGCGGGCATCACCCGGCGCCGCGTCGCCGGCCGGCTGTCCCTGCCGCTCGATCGAGTCAACAACCGCAACGTCATCAGCTCTTGGGCAGCAGGCACGGCCTACAAGCTGGCGACCTGGTGGGGGCCGTCGGCGGGACAGCGGTTCGCTATCCTCCTGCCCTCGATGATCTTCACCGGCATGACCGCCGAGGATGTCCAGGGCTACGCCTACGAAGGCATCCCCTTCAACGCGACGGGCGCCGACGCCTCCGCGTTCCTCGTGACCTGGTGAGAGTCGATATGAGCGTTATCATGGACAAGCGCATCGACGTGCCCAGCGTCGACCGCGAGGGCGTGGTCTATCACGTCCGTCCGCCTACGGTGGCGGAGCGCGCCTCTTTCCAGGCCGCGATCATCGCCGAAGGTGGGCAGGAGATCAGTAAGTACCGGCTCTTGGACGCCCTTATCGAGGGCGTGAACGCGCTGATGCCGTCCGATGAGGACAAGGAGCAGCGCGAGGCCTACCTGGCGCGGATCGACCAGCACCGGGCCGACGTGCTCAAGGCGGTCGAGGTCTATGACCAGAGCGACCAGGAAGACGAGAAGGTCCGGGAGGACTTCCTCAAGGCGGTCGCCACGCCGAAGGACATCGAGGAACTGGCCTCGATCGTGTCCGAGCACTACCAGCCCTATCGCCGGCTGGTTGGCGAGATGGCGGTCTATCCGCAGCGCGCCGGCATCGTCGCGGCGCGGATGTTTCTGATCGGCTGGAGCGGCCTGGACGAGCCTTTCACGAGGAAGTTGGGCAGGGTCGAGGACAGCACCCTCGAGCCGATCTCCCCGCGTGACCTGGCCGCCATCGGCGCCAAGGTGCGCGAGCTTGCCCAGCCGTCCAAGGCCACCCTGGGAAACTCGCGATCGGCGCGTGGTGGATCGCGCGCCCAAGAGCCTTCGCCGGTGGAGAGCGGTACACCAAAGAAAGCCCCGCGCCAGCCAAGCACGGCGGCTGGTGGTGCGAAGAGCTCCGAATAGGCACCAACGTCCACCCCAAGCACCTCGTCACCGCTGACACCATGCTGATCATTCAGATGGCGCAGATGTGGCGGGGTGGCATGGGGTCACCGGTGATGCCGCGGGCAGGGGGCTGGCTAGACCAGCCGGCCGCCCTGATCGACTGCATCCACTATGCAGCCGACTGCCTGGCGAAGCTGGAGCCCAAGAAGAAGACGTAGACAGGCTGTGAACGTCCCGCTTTCCTGTTCTGATAAAGATCAGGGGGCGACATGGAAGATCAGCTCTACGTTGTGGTTGTCATCGCAGCCCTTACCGCTTGGCTGGCATTCCGGATTTGGAGGAGAAGGCGCCGGCCCAGGACTTTGAGGCGAGCACCCGGCCCCGCTGTGACGCAGGTGATCGCCAATGAGCGTGAAGACGATGAGCCATCGGGGCAGATCATTGCGCCAAGGCTGGATCAAGGCCCCCTGAAAATCTTCGAGACGGCTGCCGGGCTCATGGTTCTCATTGAGGTAGCCCGAGCAGACGGACGGATGACCGCTGAAGAGCGGGCAGTCATTCTGAGATACATCTACCAGCGAGCCGGGATGGACTATGATGCAGCTCCATGGAAGGCACGAAGAGTTGAAGATCGTATAATGGCGCTCAGGCCAACTTGGGCGCAATTCGAAGACGATCTAGCTGCCTTAAAGGCCGAACCGCCCTCGACGAGGGGTGACTTCATTCAGGTGTGTGAAAAATTGGCGCGTGCCGATGGGGCAACTCGGCAGCAGGAGATGCGGATTCTGCAGAAGGTCAGGTCCGAGCTGGAGAGCTAGTGCTCGCCCTCAGGAATTGAGGCATTGTCCTGATCATTGGACTGGGGGCCACTGGCCTGAACCCTGCGCTTAGCAAGGCCCTCGCTGACGAAGAGCCTCACCACCTCGCCTCGGCTACCAATGCGGTTCGCGAACCGAAAGTCATCAAGTGCCCGCACTTCCGACGGGGACATCATGATGGTGACGCGCTCTGACTTTAGCTCCTGGGTCATGACGGCTTGATAAACTTTATCAAGTTGCACGTCAAGCCGCTTGACCCAAGCCCGTATGTTTATCAAGTTAGGGGCAGGCCAGCGTCAGAGTACCAGTCCGACGCCGGCCCTAACCACCAACCGATGGAGTGCATCGGTCATGGCTGAGGCCACTTTTACCAGTTCTCGCCGCACACTTCTTGGGCGAATGGGCGCCGCGTCGGTGATCGGCGTCACAGGCACAGCAGCAGCGGCACCTACCCACCAAGGCAGCGCGCTGCGGTCTCTCATCCTCCAGTGGCAGGAGGCGATTGACGCTTGGCAGATCGAGAACCGGATCGATGAGGACAGCGACGCGACGGAAGCAAAGCGCCAGGTCTGGACTGACCTGGAAGAGCGGATCTTCCGCACCCCGGCCCGATCGGCGGACGATCTCCGGCTCAAGATCGACTTCTACCGCCGTGAAGATCCGCTCGACGATGATGACTGGCTGGTCGGGATCTTCGGTGACGTGGAGCGGCTTCTGCTGATGGGAGGCGTGGCATGAGCGACCTCATTCCCGAGATTGACGCCACCCGCCAGCCGGTCGTGTTCATTCGCGAGGGCGAGGTCTTCGCGAACAGTCGGACGGTTTCCACTGCCTTCGACAAGCACCACAGGGATGTGCTTCGGGCGATCGATACCCTGGTTCAGCAGGAGCCCAGCTTGGGTCTGCGCAGTTTTGCGCAGACCCCCTACCTCGAACCGACCACCGGTCAGGAGTACCGGTCATTCGACATGAACCGCGACGGCTTCACCCTCCTGGCCATGGGCTTCACCGGTGCCAAGGCCCTGAAGTGGAAGCTGCGGTACATCGAGGCGTTCAACGCGCTCGAAGCAGAGGTCCGCTCCCGGCTGTCGGCCGACCTCAACGATCCGGTCGCCCTGCGCAACTTGCTCCTGGCTCACACCGAGCGGGAGATCGCGATGCAAGCCCAGATCACGGAAATGAAGCCGACCGTCGACGCCTTCGACCGGATCGCTGGCGCGGATGGCAGCCTGATCGTGCGAGAGACCGCCAAGGCTCTCCAGATCCGAGAGAAGGATCTGATCAGCTACCTGATGCAGAACGGCTGGGCCTACCGGCGAAACGGCAGCGGGCATCTCTTGGGCTATCAGGCCAAGACCGCTGCCGGACTGATCGTGCACAAGGTGACGACCATCTCGCAGCCGGATGGGAGCGAGCGCGTGACGGAGCAGATGCGCATCACGCCCAAGGGCCTGACCAAGCTGGCGAAGATCTTCGGCAGCGGCGAGGCGCCCGACCTGCCGTTCGGGCCGAGCTGACCCTTCAAGCCCTTCCTTCCTCCATTCAGGCCGTCCTTCGGGGCGGCCTTTTCCTTTGGAGTCCGCCCATGACTACTGAGAAGCCCGCCAGCTAATGGCTGGTGTTGCCCGCGCAGTAGAGATCCGCCTTGCGATCAAGGATGCGGATCAGGCTGTCCAGAAGCTGCGCGAGTTCGGGGCGCGGGGCGAGCAGGCGCTTCGCCAGATCGTCACCGCTTCCAAGCCGGCCGACGATTCGCTGCTGAAGATCGACAAGAGCCTCGACCGCCTGGGCAAGACGGCGAGCTCGGTGCGTGGCGCGCTGGGCATCGTGCAGACGGCGCTGGCCGGCATGGTGGTCGGCAACCTCGTCCAGGGGCTGTTCGATACGGCCACCGGCTTCGAGCGCATGAGCAATGCGCTCAAGTTCGCGACGGGCTCCAGCGCCGAAGCCAGTGCGGCCATGAGCTTCCTGCGGTCGGAATCGCAGCGGCTTGGCCTGGATCTCGGTGTTGCGGGCGAGAGCTTCACCAAGCTGGCGGCTGCTGCCAAGGGCACGGCGCTCGAAGGCGCTGCCACCCGAGACGCCTTCACGGCCATTTCCGAGGCCTCCACGGTTCTTGGGCTGTCGGCTGACCAGACCGGCGGCGCCATCACCGCCCTTGAGCAGATGATCTCGAAAGGCAAGGTCAGCGCGGAAGAACTGCGCGGCCAGTTGGGCGAGCGGTTGCCTGGCGCCTTCCAGATCGCCGCACGGGCGATGGGCGTCACCACTGTCGAACTCGACAAGATGCTCTCGCAGGGGCAGGTGCTGACTGACACCTTCCTGCCCAAGTTCGCCCGCGAGCTGCGCAACACGTTTGCCGGCGACGCGGTGGACGCCTCCAAGTCCGCCCAGGCCGAGCTCAACCGCTTCAACAACGCGATCCGCGAGCTTCAGCTCGAGGTGGGCAAGAGCGGATTGATGGATGCGCTGGTCCTCGGAATGCAGAACCTCTCCGGGGTGATGCGCGATCCGCGGTTCCTCGCCGGCATCCGGGACGCAGGCGAGGGAATGAAGTCGCTCCTGGTCCTGATGCGGGATGTTGGCCTGCCGGTCCTGGCGGAGTCGGCGCGTGGCTGGGGCTATGTGGCAGAAGCCATCGGCCTGGTGCGCGACCGGATCCAGGACAATTTCTCGATCGAGAACCAGCTGGCCGACAAGCAGCGCGAGCTCATCGAGCTGACCCAGCAGCTGCGGAACGAGGAAGAATCCTGGCTCAGCACCGACGCGATCCAGGAGGACATGCGGGCGCGGATCGAGCTGCTCCGGCAGGAGATCGATGCGCTGGTGGCCAGGGGGCATGCCGAAGCCGCGGCAGCGCAGGCATCGGCGGCAGCCGAGCGTGACCGGCTGATTGTCCAGACCGAGACCAATCGGCGGTTGGAAGCGCAGCGCCGGCAGGCACAGCAGGAGTACGAGACCGCGCGGAATGCGCCGGTCGCTTCGGGCTCGTCCACCCTGGACAAGGATGCCGAGCGCCAGCGTCAGCGCGTCGAGGAACTGATCCAGTCGCTCAAGGATGAGCGGGCGGAACTGTTGCTCCTGACCGATGCCCAGAAGAAGGGCTCGGATGCGGTCAAGAAGGCCGAGACCGACATCAAGGCGCTGCAGGCCATCCGCAAGGCCAAGGTGGCGGATGACAGCGCCGAGGCTGCCACGATCCGCGAGTTGGTCACCGGCAACGCTGAGCTTTCGGCCAGCTATGAGGCCACTGGCGAAGCGGCCAAGGCTGCACAGCAGAAGCGGGAACAGGCCGCGAAGGAGCGAGCCGACCAGCTGAAGCGCCAGGCGCAGCAGGAAGCCGCGCTCTGGCAGAAGCCGTTCGAGAACGCGATCGAGGGCGTCCAGAGCCAGTTCACCTCGACCTTTGAGAGCATCTTCCGCGGCGGCGTGAACTCGTTCAGCGACCTCGCCGGGGCCGTGAAGGACATCTTCATCCGCCTGGCCGCCGAGATCGCCACGCTGATGGTGATCCGCCCGGTGATGGCGCCGATCATGGGCGCCGTGGGCGGTGCTGGCATCGGGGCGGGCACTGCCGGTGGGTTCTCCAGCGGCATCGGCAGCATCCTCCAGTCCGGCGGCTCCTACCTGAACAGCAGCGCCCTTGGCGGCGCCATCAACAACTTTGGTTCGTCTTATCTCGGGCTGGCCGGGGGCGGCGTCCCCGGCACGACGGCAGGGATAGCATCGGGTGGCGGGTTCCTGGGCGTCGGCGGCAACATGCCGGGCGCTACGGGCATCTTCGGCACCACGGCCAGCCTTACTTCAGTGCTGGGCGCCGCGGGCTTGGGCGCATTCGGCGGCGGGACGCTCGCCGGTCTCCTGGGTCTCAACAAGACCGGCGGCTCGATCGGTGGCGGTGCTGGCGCAGGCCTAGGCGCCCTGATCGGTTCTGCGTTCCCAGTGGTAGGCACCGCGCTCGGCGGCATTCTTGGTGGCCTGGGCGGCTCGCTATTCGGCGGTCTCTTTGGTGGTGGCAAGCCGTCCAACAAAGAGCAGGGGATCAACTACAGCCTGACCACCGGCCTGGCCGAGCTCTACGGTCAGACGGGGAAGAAGTTCAGCCAGGAAAACCAAGACGCCGCCAAGACGATCGCTCAGGCTGCGGCGGACTATGCTGCGGCTTTGAAAGAAGCTACCGGCGGAACGATTGGCCTGCAGGGCTTTGACGTAGCTGTCGGGAGTAGGGACGGCTTCAAGCTCGGGCTCGGCTCGACGCAGACGCAGTATGGCTCTGTCGAGGAGTTGACCAGCGCCCTGATGAAGGCGGTCACCGAGAGCCTGAAGGGCGCCGGCGCCAACGTCCAGCAACTCGTTGGCTCCGGCAAGCTCGACTATGGCGATGCGGAAGGCACGCAGAAGGCCTTGCAGCTTGCTGCTGCCATCGACCGGCTGGTCAAGCCAAGCTCCGATGCCCAGACGGCAGTCGAAGAGCTCAACGCACAGTTTGCCGAGGCCATTGCCCAGGCAAAGGCGCTGGGGCTCTCGACCAAAGAACTGAGCGCAGAGCAGGTCCGCCAGGTCGGGCTGCTGCGTGATCAGGTCCAGGCACAGATCGATGCGTTTGTCGGCACGGCTGACAGCGGTGCCCAGATGCGGATCGAGATCGAGGCGATCCGCGCGAAGTTTGCGGAACTGTCCGAGGCCGGGCGTCAGGTCGGTGCCGACGTCAGCAAGCTGGGCCAGGCGCAGGCGGAGCAGATCAACGCCGTCCAGAACGCTTATGCCGCTCAGGCCCGCGCGGAAGCCGATGCCCGCAAGGCGCAGGAAAAGTCGGTTCGCGACCAGATCCAGGCCTATATCGGTAACACCAACGCCGCCACACAGATGCAGGCGCAGGTGCAGGCGGTGCGGGACCGCTTCACCGAACTTTCCGCCGCAGCCAAGGCGCTTGGCATCGACACCGGCGCGCTGACCCGGGCGCAGATCGCACAGTCCGCCGCCATCCAGCAGGCAGCCCGCGCCGCGGTGACCTCGGCTGCCCAGGACTTCATTTCGCGTGGTGACCCTGCGGCCGAACTGGCGCGCGAAAAGCAGCGGATCCGCGACGAGGCCACGGCGCTCGCTCGGGATGTGATCGCGATGGGCGGCACATCCGACGAGATCATGAAGGCGCAGAAGAAGCAGGTCGACGCGCTCGAAAAGAGCTATGCCGACCAGAAGGCGGCGGTTGCTCAGTCGGCACGCGATCAGGCCGCAGCCGAGGCGGAGCGCAAGCGGTCTGCCGCTCAAGCAGCGCGTGACCGGGCGGCTGCAGAGGCGGAAGCTCGCCGGCAGCAACGGGCATCCACCCAGCAGAGCCTGTCGGCTTTCCTGGCGGCTGGCGACCCGGCCAAGGAACTCGCCTACCAGATCGCGCAGATCCGGGAGCAGGCGGCGGAGCTGACCGCGGCTGCGCGGGAATACGGCCTCAGCACCTCCGGCATCACGGCAGCGATGAACCGCCAGATCTCGGCGGCGAAGGAAGCCGCGGCCGAGATGAAGCGGCAGGAGGCGGAAGCCCGCGCGAACGAGAAGCGCTCGATCCAGCAGCAGGTGGCTTCCGCCCTGGCCTTCGGGAACTCGGCCAAGGAGCTTGAGGTCGAGATCACGCAGATCCGGATGAACTTCCAGGATCTGACCAAGCAGGCGCGCGAGTACGGCATCAGCACGTCCGGGCTGAGTGCCGCCATGGACCGGCAGATTGCCGCGGCCAGGAAGGCGGCGGCCGAAGCCAAGGCTGCAGAGATCGAGCAGGCCAAGACGGGCATCGCTGCCTTTTTGGCTGCCGGCAATCCGCTGGCCGAGCTGCAGATCCAGATCGACGACGTCAGTCGGACCTACCGGGAGCTTTCCAAGCAGGCCAAGGAGCTTGGACTCAGCGAGCGGGGCCTGGCTGCCGCCCGCGACCAGCAACAGCAGGCGTTGCGCGACGCCTTCGCCCGGCAGCAGCGGGACACGGCCGATGCCGTCGCTGCCTTCGTGGCTGGCGCCGATCCGCTGAAGCAGATGCAGGTGTCGATCACCGGTATCTGGCGCCAGTACGAGGATCTGGCGCTCCAGGCCCGGCAGATGGGTGTCAGCGAGAAGGGGCTGGCCGAGGCACGGGACGAGGCGATCAAGGCGATCCGCCGGCAGGTCGAGGCCCAAAAGCAGGATCTGCGCGACCAGATTGCGGCGTTCGTGGCGGGCGATGATCCGGCCAAGCAACTGCAGGTGCAGATCACTGGCATCTGGCGGCAGTTCGAGAGCCTGTCTGAACAGGCCAAGGCGCTGGGCGTCAGCGAGGCTGGCCTTGCCAAGGCGCGGGACGACGCGATCGAGGCGACCCGGCGGCAGGCGTTCGAGACTGCCAAGGCTGCCTATCAGTCCGCGGGCGACGAAGCGCGGTCGATGTTCGGCAGCCTGATGGACCCGCTGAAGGGGCTGCTGGCCTCCTTCGACCTGGCGCGGCCCGGTGGGTTGGGGCGGTCGTTCAGGGCGAATGAGAACGAGGTCGAGCGCCTTTACGCCCAGGCGATGGCCGGCGACGTAGACGCGATCAAGGCCTTGCCCAGCCTGATCTCGACCACGCGGGACCAGATCAACCAGCTGGCGGCGAGCTCGCCCAAGACGCAGCAGACCGAAGCCCGTCTGGAGCAGATCACGAAGGACGTTCTGGCCCTGGTGCAGGCGCAGGCCAAGGAAGCAGAGGACGCCGGGCCCGCCGCAGTGGTGACCAAGCTCTCCGAGGTCGTCGCGACCCTGAAGACCAAGTTCGATGAACTTCGCCGGCAGATGGAAGCGAGCCAGCAGGCTCTGATGACCACCATGCGTGCCGGGCAGCGCGCCTGATGCTTGGCTTCGATGCGCTCTGCTCCGCCCCGCTGTCTTCGATCGAGGGTGAGGAGGACTACCAGATCAGCGAGGGCGCCATCGAAATTGCATCGGCCGACGCACGGATGATCTGGCTCATTGAGGTCGAGGCGGTCGACCTCGAGGCGGAGACCGACTGATGCTTGGCTATCAGCCGCTCTGCTCCGCCCCGCTGGGCTACGTCTCCGAGGTGCCACTGGGCTATGTGCCGGTGGCGATGGTCCGGTTCGCTACCCGCGGCTGGACGGCGACCGAAGACGACCTCGATCCCGGCCAGCACATCCCCGGCCGCCTGGCGCCGATGACCATCACTCGCAACCTGTCGCTCGGCGGCGACGGGCTGATGGGCGGGGTGGTGCGGGCGACCGCCGGCACGATCGAACTGGACAACGCGGACGGGGCTCTTGACCTGCTGGCCGAGAGCCGGGGGCTTCAGGGCCGCACGATCCGGCTCAAGTTCACCTCCGACCGCGGCGGCCGGCGCAAGCCGCGCGTGCGCGAGATGGCGACCTCCTGGGAGGGCGTGGTCGAGGACCTGGTCTGGTACGCGGACAAGGTCGAGATCCGCACCCGAGACCTTCTGTCGGCGCTGGACCGTCCGATCTCCACCAATGTCTACACCGGTCAGGGTGGTCGCGGTGGCATGGCTGCGCTGGAGGGCAAGACCAAGCCACTAGGCTTCGGCGCCGTCCGCAACGCCCGAGCCGAACTGATCGATAACGACCTGCTCATCTACCAGTTTCATGACGGTCTCGCCCGCGCTGTGCAGGCAGTGCGCGACATGGGCGCGCCGCTGATCATCCGCAACGACGTGGTGGATTATCAGGCCCTGGTAGATGCCGAGGTCGAACTGGGCGAGGTGGTGACCTGCCGAGCCGAGGGGCTGTTCAAGCTGGGCGACTTCGCCGCCGGTGACGTGACGGTCGATTTCCTGGGGCATGGCGAGGATCCCGCACTGACCATCGGCGTATGGGATGACGGCCAGCTATGGGACGATGGGCTTCCCTGGGACGAGGGCACTTGGCCGCAGTACAGCGAGACCGCATCCGGCATCATCATGGCGCTGCTTCGGCGGGCGGGCATCGCCGGCAGCAAGATCGAGGAAGGTCAGTTCCTGGACGCCGAGCGCGCCTGGCCGCACCCGATGCATCTCTATGTGCCGACTGGTGCCGGGACCGCTACCATTCTGGAGTTGGTCGGGCAGATCGCTGAGGCGGCAGGGCTCTTGGTCTCGGTCAACCGCTCCGGTCGGGTCTATGCCCGCCGGCTGACCACCGGTGTCGGCGGCACGGTGATCAGCGAAGAAGACATCATGGAGATCAGCCGGATCGAGCCGCCTTATGGTCGCCCGATCTACCATGCCGCCATCCCCTACGGCGCGAACGAGACCGTGCAGAGCAGCAACGAGCTCGTGAAACCGGACGATGAGATCGTCTCCGAAGCGACGCTCAAGGCCTACCAAACCGCCTACGTGGGCGTGGCGGATGCCGGGTCGTCCCGCACGCTGGGGCAGGTACAGACCGCCCGCTCGGTGACGCCGGAATATGCCGTTTACACCACTGCCGCCGGGGCGCAGGCCCGCGCCTGGGACATCGTGCGGACGCACAGCCCTGGCCGTTCGACCTATCGCGTGACCTGCAAGCGCAAGGGCTGGCGGCTCGATCTGGGCGACCCGGTGCCGCTCACCCATCCCCGTTTCGGACTGGCGAGCGGCAAGCAAACGATCGTGGTCGGCATCCAGGACAACGGACCCGCCCGCGAAGTCACCCTGGACCTGCTAGGCTGAAATGACCGCCCGAATCGGTTTCGACAATCTGGCCCGCCGGCCGGAAGCGATGGCGCTTGCCTATGCTGGTTCGACTGGCACCAACGCTCCACCCTCGCGGTTGCTGACCCCGGATCTGACCGAGTGTTGGCGCAGCGCACCGGGAGTGTTCGCAACCTGGATCGAGATCCGGCTGCCTGAGCCTGGTGAGATCGATACGGTGGCGCTGGTCGGAACCAACCTCCGCCCGACCGCCTCCGGCCGGCTGCGTATCGGCGTGGGCGACATCGCCGACCCCGACAACACGACCCACGACAGCGGCGACAGAGCACTTGGCGTAGTCGACCCGTGGGGCCTAGCGGTCTGGTGCCTGGACATGCCGGTCCTGGGCGACGTGATCCGGATCGATCTGGAAGACCTGGGCGTGGACGAGAACGCGCTGGAGGTCCCGCGGGTCTGGGTCACCAAGGCATGGCGCCCGGATCGCTGGTACGATTTCGGCTACCAGCAGACCGTCAGCGATCTCTCGCAGGTCTCGCGCTCCCGCTACAGCGGCGCCGTCTTCTCGGACGAGCGCCCGATCGTGCGGGGCTACCGCCTCGATTTCAAGGTGATGAGCGAGGCCGACCGGAACGAAGCCCGCCGTCTGCATCGTCTGTGCGGCTCATCCCGGGAAATGCTGCTCTGCCTCGATGAGCAGAGCCCTGCGCTGGGCGAAGATACCCTGTTGGTCATGCCGACCGGGCAGCCCATCGCGCACGACAACCCACGGTCATGGTCCTGGACCCTCGAATGTGAGGAGCGGCTGTAAATGCCTGGCGTTTTCATGAGCCCGCCTGATCGGGTCAAGACCACCACGACGACCACGGGCACCGGCGCCTACACGATCGCAACCGTGGCGGAGCCAGGCTTTCGCCGTGTCCAGGACACTGTGCCGGAGAACATGCAGACCGCTTTCGTGCGCGCCATGGCGACGGACGAGGGCACGATCTGGCAGGTGCATCTCGGCACTCGTGACGGGAACACGATCAGCGTCGATGAGGTGCTGTCCAACAGCGACAACAACGAAAGCCCGATCGCGTTTCCCGAAGGCGAGAGTGTCGTCTTCACCGATGCGCCGGGCAGCCTGATCGCCTTCCTGATTGCGTCGAATACCTGGCTGGCTGACCAGGCCTTTCGCGGCAAGGTCATTCTCGGCCCGTCTGATCTGACGTGGCTGGTAGGCACGAAGGTCGAGACCGTTCATGGCGCGGAATTGCACCTGGGCGGCGTGCCGCACACGCTGTACGGGCCCGGCACGAAGGTGCAGACCTGGGCATCTGATGGCACGACCTATGGGCCGGACCTCACCCTGCAGCGCACCCGGACCAATGCCTCCGCCGGTTCGCAGGGCCCGCGCTTGGTTTTCGAGCAATCGGACGGCGCCGGCACCTCGCAGGCCTATGCCACGATCGAGTCCTTCTGGCGCAACCTGACCTCAGGTGGCAACGGCGCGGTCAATCATCGGGTGCGGGTCGGCGGTTCGCTGATCACCTACCTGACCCTTTCGGCAGGGAAGGGTACCTGGGTCCGGAATGCTTCGTTCCTGGTTGGCAAGGAAGCCGACAGCGAGGCGATCGTCGGCGACGTGCAGCAGGACGGCGTCGAGATTGCCACCACCGGCGTGACCTCGATCACGGCATCCAACGCGGTGCCGCTCACGCTCAACCGCAAGGCCAGCGATGGTGCCCTGGTCGAGTTCTACCGCGGCGCCACCAAGCTCAACGGCAAGATCTCGGTCACTGGCGGCACGGTTTCCTATGGCGCCTTTCATGGCGTCCATCCCAGCCAGTTCCCGGACGGCTATCTCGTGCCGGGCGATGACGTCGAGCCGGGCACAGTGATGGTCACCGACGATCAGCCCTGCCCGGTGGCCTCGCACTTGCCCTGCACGCGGGTGTCTGAGCGTCGTGCGGATCCCCGGGTCTATGGCGTGTTCTGCGGCTGGCTCGAGGATGGCGGCTTCGACGTCTCGGGCCTGGGCGTGCCACCCTACGGCGTGCTCTGCGTGGGCGAGGCCCAGCCTGGCGACCTCCTGGTGAGTTCCGACGTGCCTGGCTGTGCCATGGCATGGCGCTGGGATGCCAGCCCGCCGCATGGCTCGGTCCTGGGCAAGGTGCTGCGGGCGAGCCCCGGCACCGACAAGCGCCTCGTGTCTGCCGTCATCTACGCGGGCTGACCGACTATGGCGAATCTAGACTTTGATGTCGGCAAGCCCGGCAAGCGCAGCTGGTCCTGGTTCAAGAACAACTGGGACGCGATCTGGGAATACCTGAACACCCTACCTGTCCCGACTGAGGACCAGGTAGGTCGTGTGCCGAGGGTTAATCAATTTGGCGATGGGTTCAGCCTCTTTGGCGACCCCATTGACTTTCGGGACGACATCGTCGGCGGGGGGCGGATCAAGCAGGTCGACATGCCGGCCGGCAACCAGACCATTCCCACGTCTTTGACCGGCGTTCGGCTTCGTTCGCTCAGTGCCACGGCGGTGACCTGGACCCTGCCGAATGTCGGCGCTACTGGGTACTTTTTCCCATGGCTCCAGATAGGCGAGGGCAAGATCACCTTCGCTGGTCCGCCCGGCTCATTGGTCACCGGTGGCCCTGTCGGCTTCATTTCCAGCGGCGGCGAGCTCGCGTCCGGCATCGTCGAGTGCGTCGACTTCTCGTTAGAGGCAGGTGCTACCTGGCTCGTCTCGGGCATCACTGGCCCCTGACGCATGACCATCGCCTTTCGGTTTCGTACCTACCGCCGGGGCGGTGGGTCGAACGTGCTTGCCCTGCCGGGCCTCGTGGCGGCGTTCGATGGGGAGGCATCCCTGCCGGACTTCGTCGAGCGTCAGCACGGCGCCGGCGTGCCTGTCCTGACCGACTTGAGCAGGCGGGCTGACGCGCTGCAGCCGAGCACGGATCAGCACCCGACGGTCGACCTGACCTCCGCCCCCGGCCGCGTGTCCATCGCGTTCGGCGAAGGCCAGCGCATGACGATCGATCCCCCCGGCGGTCGGATCCTCACTGTGGTCGCTGCTGTGATGGTCCCGGCCTCTGCCACCGCCGCTCAGGTGCTCCTGACCCAGGACACCAGCGCCACCACCGATAACCCTGCCTGGGAAGTGCGCATCGGATGAGCAGGGCATTCACGGGCTCGAGCAGCGGCAGCTTTGCCCAGGTCGACAAGCCGGCAAAACTAGGCCCGCCGTTTACGGTGTCCCTGTGGTTTCGCACGCCGCAGCCGGCGCGCACGGGCTACCTGTTCTGGCTGGGCCGGCGCAGCTCTGAGCTCGACTGGTTTGCGGTCTCGATGCTCAACGGTCGGTTGCGCGCCGAGACGCGCGCCACGGCCGGCACTGCCTGGGGCATCGCGGTCAGCGGCAACAACATCGCCGCCAATGTCGCGCAGCATGCTTGCGCGACATTCACGAGCACCACCGCTCGCGAGATCATCCTCAACGGTGACACGGGCAACAAGGGCACGAACAGCACCAGCGCCACGCCGATCTCCCCCGATCGTACCGCTATCGGCCGAGCTTCGGATGCGTCGCCCACCGGCGGCGTTCTGGCCGACATCGAGCATGTGGCGATCTGGGGTCGAGCCCTGACCGATGCGGAAAAAGCGGCGTTGGCTCAGGGCGCCAACCCGCTCAGCATCCCGGGTCTGATCGAATACTGGCCGCTCAGCGGGGCAGCCAACCCGGAGGCGGGCTTGATGGGCACGGACCTGCATATGCAGGTGACCGGTGCCGTCAAGAGCAGCTTCACCGCTCCCGTCCAGGCACCGCCGTCCGGCGGCGGGTCGGCTGGCTTGCCTTTTGATCCTGCCAACCTGGTCGCGTCATCGCCGGTCTGGCCCAGCCTGACCATCACCTATGGCTTCCCCGACGTCGGGTTCGTCTATGCCGAGGACAACACCGGCGGGCGCCTGGATGGTCTGCCGGGTACAGTCGACTATGCGGATGGCTGGTACCCCCTGCACGACGATGCCAAGGATGCGATCCGCGCGGGTGCGGCTGCACTCAGCAGCATTGGGTTCAACCTTCAGGAGGTGCCGGCGTCCTCGGCGGAGATCCTGGTAGCCTTCTCGCCGCAGGTCGATCGCACCTATGCCGACGCGATCGGCAACTACCCGCCGCAGGGGAACATCTTCTTCGGGCCGGACAAACCGGCCGAAGAAGCGGACCTGGAGAAGACGTGGGGCGTGGGCGGCTGGCGGCGGCGGGTCGCCACGCACGAGCTGATGCACACACTCGGCCTGACCCACGCTACGGCGCCGGGGGCGAGCCACAGCAACAGCCTCATGGCCGTCAACCCGACGCCGCCGGCCGGGGCAGAGCCCTATGTCACGGCGCCCTACCCGGTGGACGTGGCTGCGTTGAAGCTGCGCTATCCGGCGCTCACCGGCGCTGCAGTCGGCGGGCGGCTCAGCGTGGCTGGTGCATCCGTCGCGGCGCTTGGGTCGGGCAATCCCGGCAAGGCGATGGTCCTGGCAGTCACGTTCGACCCGGATGCGAAAAAGATCCAGGTCCGGACGGACGGCGGCAGCCCGATCGAGGTCGCCTGGACCGGTGACGAGGATCCGACCGCCGGCGATCTGATCCTGGGCGCCAGGCTGGTCAACGGTGTGCCCCAGGCTGGCGCCAACTTCCGCATGCTGCGGATGCTGTCATCGATCGAGCTTCTTGAGACCGCCGATCAGGCGCGAGCGGAGCAGTGGGCGGCTGAACCTCTGGCGCCGGTCTGCACACCCATCGTCCTATCCGGCACGCCCGGAGCCACGACGACCATCGACCTTGCACCGGCGGTGCGCGATCCGGCCGGCTGGGGCTGGAAGATCATCGCCATCGACCAGCCACCCGAGGGCAGCGTGTCCGCCCTGGATGAAACGCGGATCAGCCTGAACCTCACGGGCGCGAACTCGCCGATCCTGGAGTTCGGTGTCCAGGTCGCCAGCAAGCACCCTATGGGCCCGTCCAGCCCCCTGCGGATCTCCGTCCGGCTGAGTGAGGTCACCTTGCCGGGCGTTTCGGTCGATGTCGCGAAGAATGGGACGGCCCTGATCGACGTGCTTGCCGGTGCCACCGCCGAGGATGGATCGGCGCTTACTCTGGTGTCGGTGAGCGACCCAGAACACGGCACGGCTGCAATCCAATCCGGGCAGGTCCGCTACACACCGGATAGTAACTACACCGGCTCCGACAGCTTCATCTTCACCGCCCGCTCGCGCACGGGTGGGATTGCCACGGGCACCGCTCTGCTCACGGTCAACGTCGGCGAAGTGCCGGTCGGCGGCAACGCCGATCGCCCCTTCAATGGGCTCTACTACGGCTGCGGCTCCTACGGCTCGCGCATAGGCAATGTGAACGTCTACGCCAACAACGGCGGCAAGCGGATCGCAGCCGGCACCTTCTTCGCCTATCGGCCAGGCAAGATCCGGTCGATCTCGGTCAACACCCGCGGCAACCCGACCCGCCTAACCAGCGGCGGGCGCGATTATGGCAATGGGCTATGCACCGCCTGGGTAGAGCTGCGTCCGGTCAAGCCGGACGGCACCCCGGACATGAGCGTGTTGCTCGGCCGGACGCCCAACTTCACGCCGCGCGATCACCTCAACCAGCACCCGCATTTCAACCTGCTTGAACCGGTCACGATTCCAGAAGGCGGGAAGTGGCTGGCGCTGGTCTATCAGATCCTGGAAACCAACAGCAGCGGTCAGGACTATTGGGACCATTGCTGGAACCTGAACTGTTTGATCCGCACCAAGCCCATTGCAGGAAGGATGCCACCATTCTTCAGCGGCATGCGGGTTTTTGTCAGTGACAACCTTGGAAGCAGCTGGAGAGAGTTCCGAAACAGCAAGCAGTCGGCAGAATGGGCCGGGTCATACTGCTGGTTTGGCGAGCTTGTCTATACGGACGGGCACGCAATCGGCCAGCCTTACCGTTTCGCCAACTTAACTCCCAAGCGGGTCGATGGCACGCGCTACCGAGTGCGGCAGTTGTGGCAGATGCCGAACTGGGCGTTTACCGCCCAGGGTGTCTGGATCCGGACATTCGCGCAGAGCAGCAATCCTGAGCTGCAGATCCAGATCGCGCAGATTGGCGGATCGGTGCTGAAGACGATCGTCGTACCGAGCAGCAGCCTGCAGCAGTTTTCGGACCAGTATACGCCGGGGCAGATCATCCACGGCTCGACCGATTATGCGCCAGACGAAAACACGGCGACTCCGATCCCGCCGCTCTATGTGCCATTCGGTGGCAATGTCACCTTTGCCGCTGGCGCCAGGTACAGCATCACCTTTACCGCCAATGCTGGGGCGAAGCTGTGGTTCTGGCCGGTCTATAGCGGGACAAAGGCCGGCACCTATACCGCCGTAGACTGCTTCGGCGCGGACAAGAACAACACCAAATGTCAGTTCATGGACGATGGTTCGGCCTGGTCGGAGTGGTCAGTGCCTGCTGGAAGCGCGCCCTACAACGACTTGCCGTGTCTGTTTAAGGCGGCGTAACCCCCGAAAGGCTACCCCATGATGACCATGGATATTCTGGCGCGCATCGCGGAATTGGATGCGCGTGCGGCCCGGCGACAGGCAGAGGAAGCGCAGGATCGAGCCACCCTGGCCGAGCTGAAGGCCGCCGTCCTGGCGAACATGCCCAGTCAGCCGGCCGAGCCGCAGGTGCCGCCCGCGCCTCCGCCGCCTCCGTCGGTGGAGGAACCGCCGCCCGCTCCGCCGCCTCCGCCTCCGGTGGTGCAGCCGGCAGTCGACCCGCGCGACATGGCATTCGGGGGGCTGTTCTACGGTTGCGGCGCCAGCTTCGAGGCGATCGGCAACAAGCAGATCAGGGCCGGCAACGCGGCGGCCACGGCCTTCGTCATGCCCTACGATGACGAGATCACCCACATCCTGCAGAACTCGCGCGTCAACAAGGCCGGCGAGACCGGCTATGGCGGCGGGCAGTGCGATGCTTGGCTAAGCTTCCACCGTGACGCCGGAGGCATGCCTGACTTTGACAAGATGATCGGCAGGACCGACACGTGGGTGCCGGCCAAGTCGGCCGCGTTCCCGCTGCTGGCACTGCGCGCTCCGGCGAAGGTCAGCAGGGGAGAGATCATCTGGGTCGTCTGGCACAACGACACCAAGGCCACCGGCGAGGCGAACTACTACTCAGCCAACTTCGGCATTGTGCAGAAGCCCTTGCCGCATCCCCAGCGCATGGGCCCAGCCTACCCGTTCCTCAAGACGATCCAGACCACGAACGGCTGGAAGAGCACGGCCATCGCCAATGCGTCGAGCTGGGGTGCGGCGGCCGAAGGCGCCTACGTCCCGTTCCTCGAATTTCGGTTCAAGTCTGGCCGCGCCTATGGCCAGCCGTACCGGTTCGCGAACCGCGGCGAGTGTCTGGTCGACGGTGACAAGCTCATCCGGCAGACCTTCAAGATGCCCGCCTACACGGTCGAGGTGGACGGCTTCTGGACCCGCGGCTTCAGCCAGGCGGACAAGCCGCAGATCGGCGCGGAACTCCGCTTCCTGGAGAGCCCCACCATCCTGGCCGAAGGCATGGCCGACCCGGGCGACATCACCATCATTCCGGCGAGCGTCACCATCCCCAGCGCCTACTTCGGCAACCCGCGCGGCAATCCGAAGGGCGACAGCGCCAAGCCGCACCGGTGGTTCTTCACCAAGTTCAGCCGGGTCGTGCCCTTGCAGGCCTACAAGTCGTACAGCCTCACCCTGCGCGCACCGTACCGGCAGGGCGCCTGGTTCTGGCCGATGTTCAGCGGGGTCAAGCAGGGCGGGTTCAAGTGCCTCGAAGCATTCCTGGCGCATCCGAACACGCAGTCCGAGTTCAGCCGGGACGGCGGCAAGAGCTTCGATCACCCGAACATCAACAACGGCGGGACGCAGTATAACGACTGGCCGTTCCTGTTCCGGGCGGTTCGCTGACACACCGCTACAATGACTTTTCGGATGGGCACGTGTCCTGCCGCTGCGCTGATTAGCGCGTTGCGGCTATGGTCGCGGCACCGCACAATAGGTGGCCAGGCCGCCTGATCCCAGCGCCCCGGCCGGTAGCTACCACACTCGCCGGCCGGGGCTGACCACAAACCGATGAGGGACATCGGCCATGGCTGCTCCTCAAATAACGGACGAACCCTGCTCCGGTCTCCCGGTTCAGAATCCCATTCGGTGATCTGCAACACGCATCATGTTCCTAAAGTGTCGTATGCAGGGCCACCGCCGGGGGAGGGCTGATCCATGCTCACCGAGCGGGATGTGGAGCATATTGCCGAAAAAGTCGTGGAACGAGAGACGGTCGAAGCGTTCGATAGGATGGGCCTGCTGAAAGACGGCAGACCGGACTGGAACGCTCTCGCTGCTCCGGCAAAGGACCGTAAGTGGTGGCAAGCATTTTGGGACCGCGTGATCTTGGCAGGCATCCCGATCGGGCTGGGCCTGCTGGTAGCGAACTTTCGAGCGGTCGCGGATTGGATAACAGCCCTGCTGACGATCAAGGGATCGGGACCATGAAAGCCGCACTTGCTGACATCTGGCACGGCTACACCAGATTGGTCCGCATCATACGGCAAAGGTACCTGGTCCCATTCGTTGGGACATTGATCGTCATCGCCATCGCGTCGGCGGTGAACCTGACAGACTACACTGTGATCCGCTGGTACGGGGTGACGCCAACCCGGGCGATGTCCATCGACGGAACGGCCAGATGGTGGCTGACCGGCGATGTGCCCAAGCTGGTCGTGACCGCAGCCCGCACGAGGTACGTCGCCTGCACGGGTGGGCTTCTGAAGCGCGAGATGATCTACGACGATGATCCGCCGGTTCCGGCTCCGGCGATCGAGGCCTCGTCACCGTCCAGCCTGACGGCCTCGCCGATCGTCCGCTCGCCAGAAGAAAGCCCGGATTACACAGAATTTTCGCTGCTGATCCCGGTGCAACAGACGGAGGGGCTTCGGTTCATCCGCTGGCTGCTGTTCGCCGACAGTGCGCAGTGCACGGATGGTGAGGCGCGCAATGGCCAGGAAGTGGGGCTGATCCACATTCCGGAACTGCCGGCCGTGGCGGCAAAATGAAAACTGGCCCCGTGCACGTGAACGCAGGGGCCAGTCTTGGTGCTTTGATCATCTAACGTTCCTCCCATCCACGCAACGAATTTCAGCCTGCCTCCTGGCGGGCCGCTGCCGCTTGGAGTCCTGAACATGCCGACCCTCGCGCAGGTGCGGACCCTGGTCCACGACCTGATCAAGCCTGGCCTGGAAGAGCTGGGGGACATCGTCGGATCCAAGCAGCAGATCGCCAGCCGCGAGGCCGTGGTGATGCTGACGGCGATCGGGCTGCAGGAGAGTGCGCTGACGCACCGCCGGCAGTTGCACGATGCGGATCCGGGGCCTGGAGTCGACCTGCAGCCGATCCAGACGCCGGGCCTGGGCGCGTATGGGCTATGGGGCTTCGAGTACAGCGGCATCCGCCTGACGCTGCGGCACGCGAAGGTGCGGGCCCTGCGCAACATCATCGAGGCGCTGACATCGGTCGGGCTCGACCCCGACCCTGATGCGCGATCTGCCAATGCTTCGCGGATCATGGCCGACGACAAGGCGGCGCTGTGGCTGGCTCGTCTCTACCTCCTGACCGACAACCAGGCGCTGAGCTTGGATGCTGACGAGATGTGGGTGGTCTACAAGCGGGTCTGGAACCCGGGCAAGCCCCGGCCGGAGCACTGGCCGGCCAACTTCAAGCTCGCCCTGGACGCCTACCCGGAGAAGCCGCTGCCGCTCACCAAGCGAGGGGCAGGCATGATCCTGACGGGCGTAAGCGCTGCGGTGACCTACGGCCCGGACATCGTACATACCGCCACCGGCATGAAGGCGATCCAGCTAGGGCCGACATGGCAGACGATCGTCGGCGTCATGATGGCAGCCGGGATGATCCTGACCCTGATCGGCACGATCCGCGCCCGCAAGGCGACAGGCAAATGATCGACCTCTGGTCTCGCCTCGGCGGCTACCTCGCTGTAGCCGGCGCTGCCGTCGCCGGTGTCCTGGTCGCCATCCGCAGCATCAAGCAGGACGCCCGGGAGGACGTCGAGAATGAGCACGCAGCCGCAGACGCCAAGGCCTCACGCCAGGCGACGGACGCTTACCTTGGCGCTGGCGGCGATCCTGCCACTGTGCGCAAGCGCCTGCGTGACCCCTCCCGCCCCTGGTAGGGTCTGCCCGCCGCTGGTCCCCCGATCGCAGGACTGGCGGGAAAGCTTGGCCGACCAGCTCGACGCCATCGACGATGCCCGCCGCGACGCCGGCATCATCATCGCCATGGCTGCCCGCGTTCCGCCCCATGCCCACTACCGGCCGGACGTGGACATCATTGCCGAGAATGCCGAACGCATCGCGCGCATCCGCACCGGCCGCATCGACGACGCCATCATGGAGCTAGGACAGCTTCGTGCGGCGATCCGTGCCGTCTGCCCGGAACTCTCGGCAGCCGGCTCCTAGCCTCCGACGACACAAAAAGCAGAACAGGAGACTGCCATGATACTGGCTCTCAGGCGGCGCCGCTGGGCGCGCGTCGGCGTCGATCTCCCTCCGCCTTGGACCCGCTGGCTGGTCGATGAACTCGGCCGGCGCATCACGACCGATGAGAACGGCAAGCGCGTCCGCACTGATCCGCCCGCGGAGGCTTGAGCATGGCAGATAATACCACAGGCCTCACCGGGGCCACTGTCCTTGTCCGCGGCTCCAGGGTGGGCCTGGGGCAGGCGCTAGGCAATCATGCGGATCGTCTGGACGGCATCGAGGCGGGGCAGTCCTCAGGCGTGGTGGGCTTCGCCACCAAGAGCGCCATGGACGGTAACTTGGCCTTCGCAGATGGCACCCTTGCCCAGGTGACGAACGATTCCACGGTCTCCAACAATGGGACGTACCGCAAGCAGGGTGCATCGGGCACTGGTACATGGGTCGCGGCGGTTGATCGCGTCAGCGAGGTCGCGAAGACTGCCGCGAACGGCATGGCTGCTTCCTTGCGCAGCCGCTTTCCGAACTTGGTTCCAGGCTATGAGTGGGAGGGGATCGGAGACGCTACGGTCTTCGCCGGCACGACCGCCACGCTGACGCGGGAAAAACACAAGGAGCGTTGGAGCCTGAAGATCGAGACAGGCGCCACCTTCATGCTGCTTCCCGAAGTAGTGCCGACCTCGGGCGGGTATTTCAGCGCGGGCGTCACCGTGGCTGAAAAAGCCGCAACCACGGCTGCGCGGATCCTGGTCGTGCAGCGCAACGCCTCCAATGCCGAGATTACGGGCGCGCGGGCGACCTATGCTCTGCCGAACGCGGCCACCTCGACGCCGATCCAGGTCATGTTCGAGGGGCTGCAATTCGACCCGGCCTGCACATCCGTCCGGTTCTACTTCGACGCCGGATCGGTGGCCGGAACCATGATCCGGTTGACCGAACCCTATATCGCCTATGGCGCCATCGGCGGCTTCCGCCCCTACCTGGAGGACGTGGGCACCAACCTGTTCCCGGACCCCGAGTTCGTTGGGTTCGGGCCGGTCGCCACCCGCTATGGCAAGCGCGTGGTTGCCGATGGCGAGCCCCGGCTTCGGATCACCATGCCGACCGGGACCACCGTGACCGGGGCGCAGACTCAGACCTACGACATCCCGGCCGTTGGGCCATTCGCACCTGGTACACTGCTCTACTACCGCGCCGGCCTGCGCTCGGACGTGGCCGGTTCCGCAGTCCTGCACGTCATCTACCTGAACGGCTCCGGGACTGAGATCAGCCGCACCAGTCTGAGCAACACGGCAACCGGCACCCGCGACCAGAAGGATGCCAGCGCGGCCGTGCCCGCCAACACGGCCACGATCCGCGTTCGCTTCCAACAGGGGAACACGGCCACCTATGCCGAGTTCGGCGGCGTGATCATCGGCCGTGTCCCGCCCAAGTATGCGCCTTATCGGACCAGTCTGGCGGGCGCGGTGCCCGAGACGCCGCCATACTTCGATCTGTTCCCGGAGCCCGAGTTCAGCGGCGGCAGCGGCAGCACCGTGCAGATCAGCAAGGAAGATGGTGAGCCGGTGCTGGGGTTCAGCGGCACCAGCGGCACGCCCAACCGCTCCTGGTATGTGGACGCGGTTGGCAAGTTCGCACCGGGCAAGCCGATCCAGGTCACGGCCGAAGGGCACACGGACGCGGCTACCGGCTGCGAGGTCGCGCTGTTGTTCCGAGATAGCGGCGGATCCGAGCTGTCTGGCACCCGGGCCACGGCGCGCTCGGCGTCCACCACTGGCCAATATGTGCCGCTGGTCGCAACCACGACGGTGCCGGCCAATACCGTACAGATCCAGATCCGCTTCACCCATTGGGCCAGCGCCGGCGCCACGGCGTCCAAGTTCCGCCGCCCCCGGCTGCTGACCACCACGTCACCCGTGGATGAGGCGCAACTCTACAGCCTGCCCATCTCCAAGCCGGGCCTGGGTCATGCGGTGGCGCACGTGTCACCGACCGGCAGCGATTCCACCGGCACTGGCACGGCCGGCAACCCCTGGCGCACCCTCGCCAAGGCGCTGGACTGGATGGGCGGCGTCGGCGAGATCCACGTCCGGGCCGGCGACATGGGGGCGGGGCAACTCGACATCAGCAAGGTCCTGGACCTCACCGTCATCGGCGACGCAACCTCGGCGTATGAACGGCCAGTATTCCGGTTCGGGACCAAGCTAACCGGTATCACCAAGACCGCCGGGCGCACCAAGGTCTATCAGGCCTCGATCAGCCTGGCCGGGCCGCCGAACTTCCTGTGGCAGGACGGCACGGTCGACACCAGCACCGCCGTGCCGATCGAGGAGCAACATGCCGGCTTGCGCGGCCGGGGGCACCGACTGCCCTGTGTCAGGATCGAGCGGACCACGGCCACGATCACGAACGATGCGCTCGACGAGATCGACGCCACCACGGAGCCACGCTGCTTCTACACCAGCGGCACCCTGTATTTCTCCATCCAGGGCGGCGGGAATCCGGCTGATGCCAGCATCTATGTGTCCAACGGCAACGGCCTGATCAGCGGCACTCCGTCATTCTGGACGCCTGTCCGAGGAACGCTGCGGATGGTCGGGCTGGAGGTCCGCTACGGCGGGATCAACACCCGCGGCATCACCCGCACCTACCTGCAGGACTGCACCGTGCTGGGTGCGCCGCTCAACGGCTTCGACCTGGCGTGGTGGTCCGACCTGCAGGATTGCGAGGCGGCCGGGTCGGGCTCCTTCAACACCGACACCGGCGACGGCTTCAACTGGCACAACTTCGCGGTCTGTCGGCACCGTGGGCTCTACACTCATGACAATCATGACGATGGCATGAGCTCGCACGAGAACTGCTACGAGATGGGGGAGAGCCCGATCGCAGAATACAATATCGGCGGCGGGCTGGTGCCGGCCTATGGCGCCCATGCGGTCTATACCAATCCGATTACCCGCAAGAACGCGGTGCATCGCTTGTCCGGCACCAAGCTTGGCGGCATCGAGGCCCATGCCGCACCAGCGACAGGCGATGACGGTGTGGCGACCACATGCGAGGTCTATGGCGGGGTGTCGATCGGCGACCGCAACGGTCTGGTGGACGGCAAGACCAAGAACGGGACCGAGTGCTATCTGAAGGCATTCGACGTGACCGTGATCGACCCGGTCGAGTATGCGGCGCGCTGCGCGATGTACGGCAACATCCGGCATATCGGCAGCGGCACAGCCAAGCACCCGTCTGCCGGTTCGTTGGGTGTTCGCAACGGCGCGTTGGTCAGCTAGACCGGTTGCCCACCCGCATCTCCACCTGCCCCCGCGCCCCGCACTTGGAGCACATCAGCCGCGGCTCGATGTCGCCCAAGTAGACGCCATGGTGCGCGAGGCCCGAGAGACGGCCTTGGGGGTGCCACTGCTCGTGGCCGCACGCCTTGCACCGGATGGTCAGGTCGCGCGCGGCGTCGATGGGGAAGCGGTGGAGGTGGGAGCGGGTGGGCATCTTGCCGAAATCTTGCCGTAGCTGATGTCCAGAGGCGGCATCTGACCGGAAACAGTATCGGCTAAGTCATTGAAAAATGGCGCGCCCTGCAGGGATCGAACCTGCGACCTACCGCTTAGAAG